GCAGCCGATTCAGTCTTCTCATGCATCATCGCTTCCATCATGGACAAAGCCTCACCAAACGACTTTGAACCAGGACCATTCGACCCTGCACGATTCTTGTTCTTCATGTACTTGCCACCGTACATCATCGCTTCTTACCTGCCTTCTTCTGTTGCGACATCCCAATAGCAATAGCCTGCTTACGGGACGTAACCTTCTTACCGGACGAAGACCGCAACTTGCCAGCCTTGTACTCGCTCATCGTTTTCTTCATACCCGGCATCATCGACCTCGCTTCGAAGCCCAAGCATTATCCACAAGATTCGGATACGACCGGCCAGCACGCTTCGCACGCGCCTTCGCAGCCTTCTTCTGAGCATCCGACAAACCCTTCGACTTCTTCACAGGGTTCGGCGTATCCCAAAACGCCTTCTTGCTCACCATGCCTTACAGCTCCAATATCGGGCCTTCGTCTTCGGACCAGGCTCATCACAATTATGGCGGGCACGGAAACTCGCACGCCGAGCAGGGTCCTGCTTCTTGATCTTCATGTTCGGATCACCAAACATGACACGCTTCACATTGCCACCATCGGACACGAACACGACCGACTTCTTCCGACCGTATCCCGGTTCACCCTTACGGATACGGCGCGGCGAGTTCAGTTCGACGTTCTTGCCACGATAGACAGCCATGCCCCTAGTGTACTACAGGATGCCGGTTTCTACCTGAGAGCGATGATCCGCTTTACGTTCAATCTCATGGGCACCGTCCACATGGGCAGGTTGCAGGCCATCTCGACGCAAACGCTTGTACGCATCCATGTCTTTCTCCCAGCGACGTTCAGTAGCGTTGATCTGAGACGCCTCAATTCTGCGAGACGGCATCGCAGATGCTGCGAATGACACGCCAGCGATCCGGCAACCGAAACAGTCCTCAACGTCAAGGCTCGGATGAACTTCTTGATGTTTCATGTCACGAAATATAGTCGCCGTATCCTGCCGCTGTGAGCGACGCCACCTCGGCAGCATCAACCTCATAGTCGTGCCCACCGTAATAGGTGACCGCAACCGTGGACATGTCAGCAGGTTCGTTCTCAACGTAACTGCCATCATCCAGTTTGAACACGTTACGGCCACGCGGCAAAGGGGCATAGTGCCGTAAGAAACGGTAAGCGATACGTTTCTCCTGCGACCACGGGTACTCAACGCTGAAATCCGACAGATTCAACAGGTCATCTGTTGGTGGCGTAAACGTCGCCATCATGTCACCTCGTATCCTGCCGCCACAAGGTCGGCTTTCTCAGCGGCAGACACCTCATTCACATGCCCACCCAAATAGATTCGAACAACCCGTGTGTCGTCCCTCGGATCAACCGTCGTGAACGTGCCATCAACCAGTTTGTACACATTCTTCGCCCGCAAACCGTTCGGAGTACGGCTAAACAGTCGGCCAGCAGGACTCGTATCCCGATATGAAGCCCACGGGAAATCATCATTGGCTGGCGGTCGGAACATGAACGACTTCGTGAACGTCGCAGATGCGGTGCCAGAACCGGACGCTGTACCGGAACGGATATATCGGATTGTGCCGTCAGCGGTAGCGGTGCCAGAACCAGACGAACTGCCGGTACGGACCGACGTGACGGTACGAACCGCGACACCTGTACCCGTACCAGACGATGAACCTGTACGACGAGACGTGACCAACGGGTCCGCTGTGCCTGTGCCGATACCAGCAGAGCTGCCTGTACGCCTCGATATGACCGTGGAATCCGCTGTAGCGGTGCCAGAACCAGAAGACGTGCCCGTGCGGCGAGACGTGACTGTAGCGTCCGCAGAAGCCGTCCCAGAACCAGACCCTGTACCGGTACGCCTTGACGTGACCGTACCATCAGCAGAGGCCGTACCCGAACCAGACGCCGTGCCAGTACGACGAGACGTGACCGTCCCATCAGCCGTGCCAGTACCCGTGCCAGACGCATCAGCATCCGGGACAACAACAACACCACGATAGAAACCGGGTCCACCCGTGAACCCTGTGGTGAAATCAATGAGGGTGGCGTTACGAATCGCCATCCGTCACCCTCCGATCAATCCAACGTCAACGTCACCGTGTCAAGATCAAAATTGTCGCCAGCAACAACCGACGCCGAAGCCGACAACGCCCCAGCGAACAAACAGTTCCCCGAAGACGAAGCATCCCACAACGAGAAATGAGTCAACGTCTCAGTCGCAGCAACACTCGTCCACGACGCAGCAGCCGACGTAGCCATCGAACCACCCGACGCAGCGTTCCACGTCAACGACTTACGAGTCGTCTCAGACGCCACGTTCGCCGTACCATCCTCACCAGGATCACCAGTATGCAACTGGGCGTACACAGTCGTCACAGCGAACGACTGATTACGCAACGTGTCCAACAACTTGTCTTCAAGATAGTTAGAAATGCTCACCGTGACTCCAAAGAACGAAACTGTGCTGTCATTGTAGCACCCCAGAAACGGCGAAAGCCCGCCGCCACACCAACGTGACGACGGGCCTCACCGAACCAGGTTAGGTCAGGAGTTCGCGCCGATCGACGACGACGACTCGATCCGACGAAGCGAAGCCTCACGGAAACGGCCGTAGCCGCCCAACCAGTACCAACCGACCGGCTGGAAACGCTCCAACGTGTCCACGATGGGACCACGGACGATCTTCGGGAGAGGACCGTTGCCGTCAACGATGGAGTGAGCCTTGGCGAGAGCCTGACGGCCCATGACCAACGTGGCATACACGTCGATGTCACCGGCACCACCGGCACCATCTGATGCGTCAGCGAACAGCGGTGCACGAGGCGTCTCAACGAACCGGACACCTTCGAAGGCACCGATCTCACCGTTGTAGATCATGTCGGTGTCAACGTAGACGTGCGGGTCACGCCACGCTGCTGCGCCGGTCTCCGAACGGAGGTCGTACGACACGTCAGGGTGGATGAAGCCCATGTACAGGCCGTTGAACGTCGGGACGTTGTCGCCACGCAACTGGGCGGTCACCTTGCGGATGTCGTTCGCCTCGATCTCGTCCTCCACCGCGACCGTGGTGCGGCTCGACGGCGTGGTGGCTCCACCGCCGCCGTAGACGACATTGCTGCCGCCAGCGAGAACGGTTGACACGATGCTGTCAAGCGAGATGCCGGCGTTGTAGCCGACGACGTTCGCAGCGACGGTGTCCACATCGAGGAACGAGGTGCCACGCAGCTTGGCGGTGGTGAGGACGGCGTTACCGTACTCAGCGAGGGTCACGGTGACCTGCGAGTCGCTCATGGCGACAGGCGTCACGTCGGATGCCTCGGTGAGAGCGGAGGTGGCCGCAGCAAGATCGTTGAAGATCGTGAAGGTGACGCTCGAACCGGGCATCGCCTGCTGGGTCGGCATCACATCAGCGACACCGTCGAACAGCAGCTCGGACCGGAGAGCGAAGTAGGCCAGCCGGTCAAATGCCGCCTGGTCAACTGAAAGGGATGAGGTTTGGGTATAAGCCATGAGGGGTTACTCCTTGTGGAGGATGGCCCCCTGAGAACTCAGAGGGCGTCGGTTTGTGAACGTGCCTCGGCCAGCAGTTTCTCGACTTCCGCAGGTGACTTCGCCTGGTTGATCCGCTGGACGAAATCGACGGGGATGTCGCTTTCTGATCCTGCGGCCATTTGGTTGGTCCGGTTCCAAGTGGAGGCTTCCTGTTGGATTGCCTGCTTGGTGGTGTCCTGTAGAAGACCGGCTTCGATTCCTGCTTCACGGATGGCATCTGCGGTGAGTTCGCCGTCGTATGCCTTCACGAAGTATTTGGTGATCGGAAGGTTCGGATCAATTCCGGCCTTCACGAACGCCAGTTCTCGTGCGGCGGTTGACGCTTCCTCGGCGCGTGCCTTCAGTTCGGCGTTCTCTGCTTCGAGTTGCTTCATGCGGTCACGCAATGGGTTGCGTCCCGATTCTTGCTCATCGAAGTCATCGAAGTTGCTGTCCATAGGTTGTACACTCCTTCGCCCAATCATCGACCGGAGGCAGTCGATGACGCTGCTATGTCTCCCTTGCGGGGTTCCTGCCCACGGTGGGCATCGGCATAACTATACCATGCGTGTGCATCAATATG